ATGAAAAGATGTATGCGAGTGGTTCGGTATTGGCTGCTATTGCTTGTGTAGGCACAGCGGTAAATGTACCTAATGGAGACCCAACAGATGTAAGAACAGTAGGAACAGGTGGAGACTTTGCTACCTTAACTGCAGCATTGGCTGATGCAAGTGTAGTAGATGGCACAACGTTAAAAGTTATATCTAATTTGGTTACTAATGTGAGTTTGGTTATTACAAAAAAAGTAATAATTGACGGTAACGGATTTAACCTTGAAACAACTACAGGTATAGTTTCTACTTTAGTTTTTAATGTTCAAAACGGTGCAACAATTAAAAACTTTGCTAGTATAAAACATTTAAGAAGTACTAATACATCTGTAGAAGCCGTAATTGTTATTAACTCACCTTTGGCTCCTGTTTATATCTACAACAACGGCATCGAAATACAGGAATTTGGAATTTGGGCACGTACTCAAATTTTTATTGGCAAAAATACTTTCAAACATTTGGGTGCGGTTACAAACTCACATAGGTTTATTATGTTAGTTGGTAATATTGGTGAGAGTAGAATTTACGAAAACAAATTTGATTGTACATTAAAACAAGGTACTACACGTTATTCAAATTTTGTTTACCTTACTACAGTTGCAGGGGCAACTTTTGCGGGTAAATTGTTTATCAACGATAACATCCAAACAAGTGGCGATTTAAGACAATTCTTTTTACACGATTCTAGTGTTCCTGTTAATATGGAACTATATATTGCCAATAACGTATTTAATGATTTTAATGGCGGAATTGGAATTGTAGGGGTACACGTTTACAACGGATACAAGACAATAGGTATATACTCTAACACACAAGGAGCTGACTCGGCAGGCAACTACAAAGGCTTGTTTTTTGTGGACGGAAGTGGGGCAATAAACGAAAATGTAGTATTAGAATATGGAGATAACATATTGGGTACTACTGCATTAAGACCTGACTACGTAAGCTACGACAAAGAAGGCAGCTCGGAGGTGGCACTAAAAAACACAGTGACTTTTGTAGAAGAAAAGGAGCAAGTGGGATTGACTGATAGCTTAGAAGGATTAGGCTTGATAGTGCAAGAACTAAAAAGCAAAAAGACTTACATAGTAGATAGTGAAGGCAATGGAATAGAAGGGGCTGGCACAGAGGATAACCCTTATGTATTGCCCGAAATACCTGAGCCAACGCCAACAGAAATAATAACAACCTCGCTAAAACCACAATACTACAAAAATGGGTGGGTGGATGCAAACAACACTACAGACGAGACGGTATCAAAGCTAATGGAGCTATCGGACGGCAAACTTGTGGACGATGTGGACGTAACTTGGACTGGGCATGGATTAACAATAGGCGACATATACTACCTTGGTGAAACGGCTGGAAGCTATACAAATGTAAAGCCAACGAGTGGCTATGTGCAACAATTGTTTATAGTGAAAGACGCTAACACGATTCATATAGACATAGAGGAGGCATATAGTACGCAATCAACAGAAAACCCTGAATTTGCCAAGACGGTGTATGTGAACGGAACAAACCCTAACACTGCAACAATTTTTGATGTGGCAAACCCGCCTGTCACGAACGACGATACTTTAAAGCAAGATAGTCAGAACATATATTTCGGCTCTGACGGCAGTACATGGACATGGAACGGCACATCTTACACTACGTACGTGTTCCCTGCGAGCGTTCTAGTGGGTTTTAACGCAGATATGCCCGCAGGCTTTTCCGTACCTAACAACGGCAATCCAAAAATCACAGGATATATAACATACAGCAACACTGCAGGTAGTTCTTGGAATCCTGGAACTGGCGAGTTCACAGCACCTAAAACGGCTTGGTACGATGTTACAGCGACTATAAGGTTTGCAGCTGGCTCGTGGGTTGCTCAATCTAATGTTTATTTTAACCTGAAAAATCAAGTGCCGTTGAACTATGTGTGGTTTCCGCCTAGCGTAGGTACTCATGCAACCAACACAATGAATCTTTCTCACAAGGTTCGCATGGCGGCGGGGGAAAAAATCTGGCTTGACATCTTTCAAAACAGTGGCTCGACGAAAGTTGTACCGCAATGGGGTGGCACGTTTAGCGTGGTGGAAGTGAAGTAATTCGCAACCAACAAAACCTTAGTAAATTTAATTCAAGTAATAATTACAATGAATAGCAACGTAAAGTCAATGTATGTAGAGAAGCAGCTTATATTTGATAAGATGACTTCTAAGGAGATAAAAGCGATTGTCAAGCCTGAGATAGGCTTGACAATCTTTAACACAACAGAAGGTACGCTGTCTTTCTTTAACGGGAAGATTTGGAGAAGAGTGACGAGTGGGAATTTAAAATAAACACACACAAATGGACTGGATAACGACTTTGGTAAATGCGATAACACAACTAGCGGTAATAACAAAAGAAAGGTTATTGATGTTGGTGGTGTTAGGATTGTTTGTTTTTGGACTATATAGTCAATATAATACAATAGAAGAACAAAAGAAGGCAAGGGAGTTACAAGAAAAGAGGTGTTCTGACTTGATAGAGAAGATAAGGGAGGACAATAGGATAAGCTACAATGAGCAAACGCTATTATTCCAAACGCAGATAAATGAATTTGTGCTAAAGAAGAACAAGGAAAACGATTCTATCTACGATTATTTCTACACGATTATAAGAAAATACAACTCTAAAGTTGGTAAAATAAATAATGAACTCGATAAAATAAAGCAAAATGAAATCATTAATTAGTTTTAGTCTTCTTAGTTTATTTGTCTTTACGGGAATAACAAACAGAAGCACCACTGCACAACACCCCAAAACAAAGCCTACAATCAACAAAGTAGATACGATTGGTGTGTTATCATTCAATACTACAATAAAGATGCCTGCGGACTCTCTTGTGAGGCAAATAAGGAAGCTAGACAAAAGCGTAAGGCACGCAGAGAGTGAAATATTAGTAATAAAAGAAAGTAACTTACAAAAAGATTCATCAAAGTTTCATACTTTTGTAAAAAGCGACACTCTAATAAAAAAAGATAGTGTTCTTATTAAGAAAAAAAGCTTTTTAAAAAAGATAATTGATAAGCTAAAATGAAACTTAACGAAGCAGACTTTAAGGTATGGGGTGCAAGCAATTCTTACTTGTATCTTGATTGGATGAACAAGTATTGCGAAGAGTTTGAGGTAAATACCCCTGATAGGCTATTGTGTTTTATTCCAAATCTACTACATGAATCAAATAACTTTAGGAGTGTTAGGGAAATATTACCTAAGAACAACCCTGCTTATGTGGCGAAGTTAGGAAAATTTATCGGCAGGGGGCTGATACAATTGAGCTGGGAATCTAATTATAAGGCATTTACCGACTTTTGCAAGAAGACATATCCCGATTTCAAGGAAGACTTTGTGAAAAACCCTGTGCTTGTGGAATCGCCAAGGTACGCTGTTCTTTCGGCATTTTGGTTTTGGAAGGCAAACAACTTAAAAGCTTGGGCTGATGGTGGACACTTTAGAGAAGTATGCTCTATAATAAACACTGGCAAACCTAACTCTCAAAACGTAAATGGGTGGCAAGATAGGCAAGCAAAAAGGGCAATAGTGGAAGATTGGATAGTAAAAATAGTAGTGGATGCAGCAAGAAAGTACCAATAAAAGAGGCTCGGGCTTGGCAAAGTACGAAAGGCAGGCATTGCTGACGATTTGGTACTTGGTATTGGCTGTGCTAAGCATTAGGGGTATAGGTGGCTATTGGGGAGACCTAAAAGACCACATAGTATCTAGCGAACTTGGTAAGAAGTCTGTGGTAGTGAAAGTGGATGAGAAGATAGACAAATACAAAGAAATAAAGGCAAAGGTGTTTAAGGAAAAAGGGATACTACTAACAGACGAGGACATAAAGAAATACGGATTCGATAAATAAATAAGAATATGATAAAATTATTAGGAGGAACAACGGCAGTGATGCTATTAGCTATTGTGGTATTAACAGGCACAGTGAAGCTAAAGAACAAGAAGATAGACAACTTAAAGCAAGATGTGGCTACATATAGTGCATTAACGAATAAGCTATCGCAAAACATTGATTCTTTGCAAGCAAGGACAAAGGAAGATGGTTTTAATCACAGTGAGCAAATAAAGGGCATACAAAGCACAATAGCACAAGTAAACAACAAGAACAAGGCATTGCAAGTGGAGAACGCTAACCTAAGAAAAGGTGTAAGGATAGACTTGCTTAGAGTAAGAGTAAGAAGGAACGGAAGTGCAATAGATAGCGTATATACACAAGGATATAAATACAGTAATAAATAATATGAGAAGCTTTAGAGAAATTTTAATAGAACTCGCAGACAAATTAGAGGCAACCGTAGGGAAAGCACCAGTTACGCCTCCTGCAAAAAAACCAACTCCGTCAAAAGGGTTTAAAAGCGGTAAAACAGTAATAGGTACTGCTTTTCTTGAAGGTCAGAATTTTGATTTGTTTATAAACAAAACATCAGAAGGGTCTTACTTGTATCAAAATGGATATAGCCACGAAGCACCAATAGGTAGAGTTAAGGAATTTTTAAGTCAAGACTTTGTGACTATTAACGGTAATATATCAGGCATAACAGAAGAACTTGCTTATCAAAAAGAAAAAACAGGTGGTTTTTGGTTTAACGAAGTAGCACCTAAGCTGCCAGTGGGGTATTAATCTTATAGTTGAAGCCAACAAAACGATATATTGACCATGTTGTCGAAATAAGCAAGATGGTATAAAGTGCTTTTTTTCTGAATACTTTTTGTTTAATATATTTGTTTTTTGCATTTAAAAACCTACTGTTCTGCGGTAGGTTTTTTTGTTTCTTTCAAATATCAATTTTAGATTTTATTATTTTGTGAAAAAAACGTGTAAATGGATTTAAAAGAGATGCGAGAGTACGCAGGATTCACACAAGAGGAACTCGCTAAGCTAATTAGTGGCACTAAAGGTGGTAACAACTCTTACACAAAATACAGAATATCTTACATGGAAGGAGGGCATAGGTCACAAGAGGGCAAGATAGGGCTAAACCTACTAAAGAAATTAGCCTCGGCTTGTGGGTGTGAAGTGGTTATAACTTTTAAAGTGAAAGAAGATGGTATTTAGTCCTAACGAATTAAACAAGGCATATTACGAGCTAAGCGATAGCATAAGCAAGAACACCTTCACAATCCTCTACGGTGGGCGTGGTAGCTCTAAAACACACTCTCTATACCAAGTGCTACTAAAGAAACTTTGGAACGAAGAGGGAACGAATGCTGTGTTCTTTAGAAACGTAGGCTTAGGTATGAAAGAAAAGGCATTTAATCCTTTTATGGCTATATGCAAGCAAAAGGGTGTAGATAAAAGCCTAAAAGCAAACTTCTATTCAGACGTGAGGAACGTACACTTCCCAAAAGGCAATAGGCTTGTATTTGACCACATAGGGATGGACGGTGGCGAAAGGAGTAAGGGTTATGCTGGCTTTAATATAGTAGTAGTAGACGAGATAAACCAATGTAGGGAGGAAGACATAATGACGCTAATAACGTCTTTCAGAAGTGAAAAGGCTACACACTTTGTATTCATGTTTAACCCCGTGAGTGAGATGCACTGGCTAAAGAAGGTGTTCTTTGACAATGTGCAAGAAGGCTCAATAGGTGCAAGAACTGCGAAGTACCACTACACATACAAAGATAACAAATTTGTAAACCAAGACTACATAGACACCTTGGAGGGCTTGAAATTCACTGACCAACAAAAGTATAAGGTGGAGTGCCTTGGGCAATGGGGTGTAATACAAACCAACAATCCTTTCTTCACGAACTTCAACTATAACATTCATGTATGCAACGATGAGATACCTTTCTTTAAGGAGTACAAAGTGTGCCTATCGTGGGACTTTGGATTGGACGAACACTTGGTGGTGTCGCAACACTTTAAAGACTACGAGATAGCGGTGGACGAAAGACTACAAAAGTACTTTAAGCCAAACACGAATGGTGTGATATACCGAGACGAACTAAGCGAAGGTAGCCAAGAGAGCTTTAGTACCGGTATGACCAACATAGGCATAATAGCAGAGAAGGTAATAAGGAAGTACGGAGTAGATGCTGAGTACGAAATAATAGGCGACAGTGCAGGATTGGGTAGGATAGGTAAGTTTACGGTGATTAGAGAGGAGTTTTTGAAGCGTGGAGCGGAGTTTTTGGACTTCCCTTCGCTAAACAAGAAGCCAACGCACCACAATAGTAGGTCACATTGCGATTGGGTGTTCAGCAATTATAGAAGTAACTTCAAAGTGAGTGTAACTTGCCCAAGATTAATCAATGACTTGACGGTGTGTAGGTGTGATATGTATGGAGGTATAGACAAGGTGTGGGCTACGAATAACAACGTGTGCCACTTTAGTGATGCCTTGAGATACGATATAAATCAGTTTGAGTTGGAATCATTCCATAGTAACTACTTGAATATGTACGAAAGTACGATGAATGCTTTGCCTGAGAGGGGCTTTGCGAATTATCAGGTGTTGTGAGCCACAAAGGTTTGCTATTATTACCTGAATACGTCTTTCGTTACCCATACACGAACCGTTAGCTGCTATGCCGTTGCAGACGTTCAATAGCATATCTGTAACCTTCCTCAAATCCTTTGTTGTAATAGTTGTGAACATACGAGCCATATTTGTCCTTATGCTTTTGATACTCTTTTCGTGCCTTATTTCTCATATTTGGTCTGTGTTCCAAAATGGCACAAGCAGCTAACAAGGTATTGTCATCATTGGCTGCCTTAATATTTTTAATTGTCTTTGGAGCTTTCATTATCTTTTAGCTTTTAATTTAACATTTGTGCTAATTTCCGCTTTTTCATTTTAATGTAAAAATTTATATCCTACTTTTACTTTTAATGCATCTTCTAACGTGTTGAACATTAAAACAGTACTGCCAATTCTGTCTGAATGAGCAGTAAATGTTACCGATACCCACCATTTGTCATATTTTTTGTAAGGGTTTTTAGATATAACGCTTTTAACGAAACCGTGTATTAAGTTCATATTTTATTCAAAATTATAATCAAATTGTGGATAACAACCTCTAAAAACGTCTTTGTGGTAAATGTTTTGATATTGGAATCTCCTCGATGGCATTTTCTTTACTTCAAAACCAAGCCTTTGAGATTCCTTTTTCAATAAACGCCAATCGAATAGCTTTTCATTTACCTTGTTATGTAATGAGACCTTTAGGATAGAAAGCCATTGTGATTCAATACTAAAGGCAACGCTAAGATTTTCTACCTTTCTTTCCAATAGTCTTTTTTCTTCATGCTCTTTTATCCAAGCCTTAGCACGCTCGATTGGGTCTTCTATTTGGTAACTTGATACACTTGATTGCTTTTCCAATTCTTCCCAACGATTAATAATTTTTGCTCTTAGTATTGCGGAATAACCACTAACTAACAACAGAGTTTCTTTCTTAGTAAGCTGATAAATAGGCAATTGTTTACTACCTCCATTAGGTAACTCATTGATAATGAACGACAATTCAAAATTGAATCCTCCTAAATTTTTGTCTTTTTCTAATTCTTCTACTAGGTTTCTGATGTCTCGCATTACGTTTGAATGCTCTTTACCTGTTAACTCAGCAATTTCCTTACTAGTCATTTTTTGCGTATTGTCGCCACTGAATTGCAATAATTGCATAATTGTATTAAATTAAAAAAGAGAAGCCCAATATTGCGTGTTGAACAGGGCGGTCAAAACCCACACGCTTTACAGGACTTCTCTAAATGTCTTTTTGACTCATTGTGGCGTTCAAACCATACACAAAGATAAAAACAAGTATCCCAAAAAACAAATTATTCTTTTTCTAAATCATCAACAATACACCTTAAGTTATAAAAACAAGCGGTAATCCAAGCAGTCATTTCAAGCCAATTGCTATAATAAAACGCTAAACCAACGCAAAGCAAGCAAAGAATAAAGCAAATAAGGTCAAGCGAAAATTGTTGTTCTTTCATGAAACACAATATAATTATGCCACAAAAATATAGTAAACGTAGCTTTGTTGCAAACTTATGTAAAAATAAAAAAATAAATATTTATCAAAAAGCAATTTGCCAAACTTTAAATTTGCACAAAAAAAGTTCGAGATGAGGGATGTTGGTCAATGTATTGCCTACGACTGCAACGAGAGATTACCCGTGTATAGCGTGTGCCTAAAAGGCTTTATAGTCTTTGTGCCAACCTTGCAAGTGGGAAGCCACGTAGATGCGATGATATACGCCAAAGATAGGATTTGGTGCTTGAAGGCAAAGGTATTGTGCAACAACTACGTGATAATAGAGTGGTCTCCTGCCAACTTTATGGAAGAAGACGAGTTTGTGGTGTCAATAGAAATATTACAACAAGGAGAGCGTGTATTATTGCCTTATGGTGCATCTTGTGAAGACGAGTGTGGCATAAGTATAGAACTAAGCAAGAACGTGGCTTGCAAGAAAGATTATGCTGTACTAAATTGCGGAGAGTTTAAATTCAAAGTAGAGTACAAAGTAAACAAGTGCGAGTGGACAATGGAGATATATAAATGTAAATGGACAATAAAAATGGCAAATAAAATAGACTACGATGGTGTGGTGCATAACATACCAAACCCAACAAAGCAAGTAGGTAACACTACAACTATCAACCAAGACTTTGTGGACTACTTAGACCTACTTGAAGAAGGGGCATTTGTGGTGACATTGGTGGGCGACAAGGTGGAAATAGAATACACTGGCACTTATGTAGTGGAGTTTTGGAGTAACTGTGGAATATTAGAAAAAACTTGTATATGATAGAGTACAGAAGAGAAAGCATGAGTAGGATAAATGTTTTCGAAAATGGCGAAAGCATAGGCTACATAAAGGACAGTTGTTGCTACACACTAATAAAGAGCAACAACATAAAGAACGCTATACGTGTGGACTACCAAGTAGGCAAAGGTGGATTATTGGCTAACAACTACAAGACAAACTTGCACTTGGAATTTAAGAGGTCAGGCAACGAAGGTAACTATAATGACTTCTTAGCCCAATACGAAGCAAAGGTAATAAGCGGAGAGATAGTAGGCGAGTACGACTTAGCATTAAAGGAGATATTCAAAAGAAGCTACGAGAACAAAGCATACCCTTACTTAGCGAACAGTACGACTATAATGTTAAGTGTAAACGACATAATAAGTGGCAAGTACTTGACATTGATAGAATCAAAGAAATTTAAGGTGTTTGTGGAAGACGTGACGACAAAGAAGTCAACTATATACTACACCACAATAGCTGAGTACTCAGAATTTATAGAGAAATATTCAGACACAACTAAATATAAAATACGATGATAAAGGGAAATTTTTATACCAATTTAAAAAAGACGGCACAAGGAACAAAGACTGCACCAACAGCTATCGTAAGAAAGCCAAGTGGATGTAGTGCTTGTGGTAAAAGAAAGTAATATGGACTTAATGACGCTAAAAGAAATATACTATGGCTACAAGTGGCTTATATTGAGCAAGTTTGGCTATTGGGATAAAGACATAAAAGCAGAAAGAGATAGGAAAGCTAAGATATGCACAGAAGCCTGCCCTCTAAGGGGTAAGTACTTGGGCATAGTGCCTATGTGTGATATGAACAAGACACACGAAGGAGAGCAAGGGTGTGGGTGTGTAATAGAAGCAAAATTGTGGAGCGATAGTGAGTGTCCATTGGGTAAATTTTAAGAGATGAATTGCGAGAAAAAAGGTTTTAGAGATTGCTTTGACATTGGTACAAGACTGTGCAACGATGTAGAACATGATAGTTATATAGAAGAAGTGAGTGGCATATCTGCACACCTTGTAAAGTCTTTGAGGGAAGACCAAACACAATCCTTCTTGGACTTTGTGGAGCAGATAAAGAAGGACACTTGGAGTAGCTTCAAAAAAGACGTGGAGTGGGGCTTCGGAAAGCAAAAGAAATTTAATCATATTGTCAGCCAAACTGAGCCTTATTCAATCGACAAGGAGCGAAGAGTATTCAAAGTAAAAGGAATAGAAGGCTATAACCTAACTATGCCTTACGAGGACTTTGTGGAGCTTAGGATAGCAGAAATTGGAATATATGCCAAGACTGGTGGCGATGGGGAGTTTTTGGTGATAGACCTAAGCACTGGGGAGACCTTATACCGCCAAGAGATAAAAATAGAAGTAGGCAAGCAAAAGATAGCCATAAACACCGTAATAGTAAACGACTTCTCCTTAGACTTATTCATAGGAATAAAATCAGACACAGCGGTGTTCTTTGATATGGCTTGCAAGGAATTTAAGCCATGCTGCCAATGCTTATGTGAGACACAAGAAGAGATAGGAAGGATTCAGAACTGTGAAGGCAAGAGCATAGATAATATTGAGTGGATAGCCAACAAGGCTTTTTGCTTAAAGGCTGAGATAGGATGTAACTTTGAAGACATATTGTGCGAGTACGCCAAATACTTTATTGAAGCAAGGAATTATAGTATAGCGATAAAGATACTTGAAGAGAAGCTAAATAGCTACCAAAGAGGGTGGTTTAGCGATGCCAATGTGGAAACTGTAAGGGAGCAACTATTGCCTGACTTAAAGACAAGGTATTATGAATTGATTGGCTTAGCTATAACCAATATAAAAGACATAATGGATGGTTCTATTTGTTGGGAGTGCGATAGCTTATCTGCTACTCACCCTATGATTGGCTCAATTTAAACCAAGTAAGCCATGGCATTTGAAATCTACATAGACAAATTTAAGCTTGACGAAAGCAAAATAGATGGCTTCGAGTCTTTCTCTATCGAAAGAGGCTTAGATGATTTCTACGTAGGATATTGGAATAATGATGGCTTAGGCTTAGCCACCTCCCAAGCCGACCTAAAGATAGAAATAAAAGACCCGAACGTGGCGAACTACATAAAAGCCAAGTTCGAAAAAGACGGCTTTAACGCAAACGTAACGGGTAAATTCATAGATAAATCAAGCAACAACAGCTTTGAGATGCTTGTGGACTTTGGCACTTACGAAGAAATAGGATGCTGCAATGTGGCATTTTCTTTCAGACCCAAAGGCTCAGGCGACCTAATAAGGGCAAGGGAGAAAGTAGAATATGGCTTACAACTAAACACCGAGATAGAAGTACCACTAAGAGACCTACCAACCGAAGTAAACTACGAAGGGCAAGACGTGAACTATGTGGGCGATGGTAGCATGAACCACTATATACCCTTAAAGGTAACGGAAAACACCTTTAGCGGTGGGGTGGCTTCGGACGTGAACATAGGCTCAACCAATGCGTTCTTTACGAGCTCAATAGACTCTTGCATAACGATAACTGGCTCAATAACTTTAACAGCACTATCTAACGACTCAGGAACATTTGGAGTGTACTTGAATGGATTCTTGATAGACAAGTTTCCAATAAGTGCAAGTGTGACCACTCAAACGGTGGCACTAAACACAAATATAAACGTATTGCCAAACGAGGGCATAGAGTTAGAGATAAGAAGTAATTTTAGCTCAAACTTTAGCTTTAGCTACTCAAAGTCATTGGTAGTGATAAACATATCAAAGTGTGTTGACGCTGAAATAGAGTGGAAAAAAGTAAAAGCAATAAGCGTAAGGGAGGCATTTAGGCAACTACTACAAAACACTGGCAAGGCTACATTAAGCGAGTACATATTTGACGATTGTATATTTGATGGCTACCTGACCAACAACAAGGGCTTAGTGAATGAAACAAGCGTAATAAATGTGAGCTTGTACGACTTATTTGATGAGCTAAACAACAAATACCCTGCAAGCCTAAGCATAGAAGGCACGACTGCAAGGCTGATGGCAAGGTGTGAGTTCTTAAAGTGCAATAAACCATACAAGATAAAGGCAATAGAGGCAAGTAGGGAAATAAACGAGGACATAGTATTCAGCTCTGTGAAAGTAGGATACAACAATTGGAAAGCAGACAACAAGTTTGGCTCTGTGGAGCATAACGGCAAAAGAGACTATGAATCAAGCTATGGTTTAAGCAGCAAAACATTGTCTCTATTGAATGATTGGAGCTCAAGTAGTAGTATCATAAGCGAGCAGATAAGAAAGGAGAAATCAAGCGAAGAAATACATTGGATAGTGGTGGAAAAGGCAACGCTAAGAGCCGAAACTGACCAATACATAAGCACCGACTTGGCACAAAGTGATAGGCTAATAAACCTAAGGATAACACCTGCAAGGAACGCAAATAGGTGGGCGAAGTTTATCGCTAACGACTTGTCTTTTACGACTGGCGAGGGAAACTACAATTATACTTCGACCGACACCTACGACTGCGACTGCAACGAAGTGGAAGGCACAATAGACGAGAACGCTGACATAAAGACACAAAGTATATTAGACCCATTTGTCTATAAATTCAGCATAGCCAAATGTAAGACGGACGTGAATAGGCTAAAAGGGTGCGTGCAATTTGAATACTGCGGTAAGACTAAAGTAGGCTTCATAAAGTCGTTTAAGTATTCCACTGATAGCAATGAGGATATAGAAATTGAAGCAATAGGACTGAAATGATTCAAATAAACGTTGATAGCAAAGGTATTGATAGGCTCATATTCAAGCTTGAAAAGCGGGTTGAAAGCTACACGGAAGCAGTTGACGACACGATGGATGAAGCAAGAAGGATTGTCATAGATAGGCTAAGGAAAGGCAAGATGACAAACGGAAAGCTAAGGCGTTCACCTGCAAAGGTAAAGAGGGGAAGGTACTCTTTTAACTACGGAAAATACGATAGAGAAAAGAAAGCACAACTTACTACTTCAATAGTGACATTGGAGTATAGCGGTGCAATGTTTAAAAACTTTTTAATAAACAAAGGAAGTAGAGTAAACCTAAGAAATAGGCTCTTTAAAAGGAGTTTATACTTCTCAAACAACTACGGATTCAAAGCAAATGGCAAAAGGAGTAGATACACCTTTAGGGAGATAGCAGAGTTTCACGATGCAACCTTTGGTAGCCCTAACTATAACCTTAATGAAGTAGAAGCAAGGGCTGTACTAAGGTACTTCAAAAGGAAACTCAAAGAAAAAAAATAACCTACTCTATCAAAAAGCAACTTCCAATACTTTATTTTTGCTAAAAAAAGAAGTAAATGGACTTTAGCGAGGTTGTAGAGCAAATCAAAGACGTGTTCTGTGGTGACATAGAAGACTACGGAATTTTAGACCAAACCAACGGACGTAGTGGAGAAACCTTACTACGAAGAATCAACTCTTTCAATAACTTCACACCAATTACATACAAAGGAGGCAATATGATATTCATTATTGCTAGTGATACAATAGAGATTGACCGCTACGCCAACGCAATAGTGCCTGTAAAGCTAATACTAATAGTAAACGATTGGTATAGGCTTGGGGAGGTAATAAAGGCGTTAGACATGAGGGAATTGCAAAGTGTAAGCATAGACACTGACTCAATAGCGGTGTATGAAAGATACTTCACACCGAGCGATGATAGACCTTTCTCTAACTATGCCTTTGAGCTATCATTTAACACGAACGAAACAATATTAAACAAATAACATGAATTGGAAATTTTGGCAAAAGAAGAAAGAGGAAGCACCCGTATTTAACACGGGAGAGGAGCAAATGGAAGTGGCGAAGGTAGAACCACACTTTTACTTCAAGGACGCAATGAGCAAGGGTATAATAGCCAAGGAGAAGCTATTTACTTTAAACGGAAAGGACTACTACACTTTCGCTGATGGGCTGGGTATGATTACCGCTAAGAGGTACTTGCATTATACAAGCATGGTAAGGTTTTACGAAGAAAATGGTGTAAACAAGGATGTAAGCTTGGACTACCTAAGCGAAATAGAAGAAAAGGTAGAAGAACTTTCGGAATACACCTATGACGATATGGTTTACAAGAAGAAGCAAACAGAGCTTGTTGCTTTAATATCGACCTTTAAATACCATTATGAGAGCTTTAATATAGAAGGGGCTATGTGTGAGGTGTGTGCGGTGGCATTGATAACTCCTAGTGAAAATCCTTATGATATCGACCACTCGGAGACAGCAAAAAAGATGTATGATTTTTCAATAGCGATAAACAATAGGAATGGGGAGGATTTCGCAAGTTTTTTTTGGAGACTTTCTTCAATCGCAGAGTTCAAGTGGACAGAGCAATTTCTCAACTTAACAGCCTCTATGGCGTCAAGGAGTCAGAGCCAAGAGAGCCTAAACCACGCAAGAAACTTGTTGATATTGGACATACAAAAGCACTCAAGTCTTTTAGACGAAATGAGACTACAAAAAAGTTTCTCGAAACCTGCCAAAGCGTTTCGAGTACTTTGGGGATTAACCGCTCTGAATTTGAGAAAGCCTCAATCATGGATTACATCGCTGAAGTCTTGATGTGTAATGAAAAGATTAGAAAAAACAACGAAGAGATAGAGAAGGCACAAAAGAAGTAGGGCTAATCCTGCTTCTTTTGTTGTTCCATGTAGGTTAAGTAGGCTTGATGTGCCTCTTCTTCGGTATTAAAATAGCCAATGTGTTTACTTTTATCCTTATAGGTGGTTCTTGCAACCCAATTATTATATTTTTTATAGAAACCAACCCCTTTGTATTTTGAAGACCTTTTTCTTTTTTTAATTTTAATGTCCTCTATTCTGCCTTCGTTTACACAAACAACAGCCGCCTCATAGTATTCAGATGCTTCTTTTTCGTCTTCAAAAATTCCTAAATACATTTGGACCTTGTTTATTTTTATTGAAGAAGCAAACTTGTTTGATTTCCTATCTAAATAAACACCAGTATATTTACTACTACTTGGCAAATGTTTTTGGTTGTTATTTTCTCTAACAGTTACAAGTTCCAAATTCTCTAACCTGTTATCGTCTCTTTTAAAGTTTTTATGATTAACTACTAAGCCTTTTGATTTGTAATCTTTATCGATAAAAGATTCTGCTACTAATTGGTGCAAAGGTCTTCTTTTCATTAATGATAGTTTGGATAGATTAATATATAAGTATTCGTTAATACTTAAAACCTTTAACAGCCTTTCTTTTCCTGTGTTAATATAGTTCAAACTCTTAACCCTACCAAGGCTACTAACCTGATACAGTCCTTCATAACCAATCACATCCTTCCAAATTTCTTCCATAATTTTAAATAAAAAAAACCTCAACTGACTCTCTCGTTTAGCAAGGGTGCATAAGAACCCAACGATTGAGCCAATTGAGGCTAAATGTCTTTTAATGCTTTAGGCTGCTAAACCTTTATGCAAAGTTAAAACTTTTATTGTAAACATCAAAGATTTATTTTGGAATCAATAAATTTGTGGCTATAACACACAGAAATATGGCAGTAATAGACAGTGCTCGCTTCGATTTTATCACCGACTTAAAAGACATAAACGAGCTTATAGCAAAGCTAAAGACGGTATCAATAAGCACCAAGGACTTGGCTGAGGCGACTAAGTACCTTAATAAGCTAAATATAAGTGCGGCAGCAGACCAAAGGACTTTGACGGCTACACTAAATACCAGAACTGCGGCTAGCAAAGCATCTACCGCTGAAACAGTTAGAGCCACATCTGAAATAAACAAGGCTACCGCTGCGACAAATAATGAAACATCTGCTATCAATAAATCCGCTGCGGCAAAAAGAGAGGATACAGCAGAGATAAACAAGGGTGCTGCCGCAAGTAGGGCTAGCACTGCCGCCACCAATGATGTAGCTGCCGCAACAAGAGCTAATACAGCAGTAATAAACAATTCAGCCGCATCTACACGTGCCGCCACTGCTGAAATACAACGCAAGAGGGCTGAGTTAAAGCTACAAAACGACCAATTGGGTAAATCTTCTGAATCCACAAACCAATTCCGTGGGACAATAGACTTGCTTAAAAGCTCAATGGGTGGGCTTGCTGCGGTGATAGGAGTTAACAGCTTCTTGGACTTCACAAATAACGTATTTAAGGCACAATCGCAAATACAAGCGTTTAAGTTATCATTGGATGCTCTATTGCAAGACAAGACGGTTTCTTCTGGCTTATTTGACGAGGTGAAAAACTTCGTAAAAGAAAGTCCTTTTGAGTTTGAAAACACGGTGTCGAGTGTGCAAAAACTTATATCGTCTTTCAAGGCGGTAGGATTAAGTGCATCTCAAATACAGGAAAAAACAATACCTACTTTAAGGTCATTAGGTAACTCTGCAAGTGCCTTGGGATTGGGTGACGAAGGTTTAAAAAGGTTGATATATGCCTTTACTCAAGTGCAATCGGCTGGGAAGCTAATGGGTACTGAACTGAGGCAAATAAACGAGACAGGTATTCCTATGTTGTCTTTATTGGCTGAGGAGACAGGCATAAAGATAGGAGACATGGCTAAAGCTATATCTGACGGAAAGATAAGTTTTGAGGTGTTTGAAAGGGCTATATTGAAAGCGGGAGATGCTGGCGGAGTATTTGCGGGATTAATGGACATTCAAGCACAAACCGTTAAGGGTAGAATGTCTAACTTAAAAGATACTATTTTCTACGCAATGGGGGAAATTGGTAACTATTTTGAGGATACAGGAAAGAGTTTTGTTGCTTTTGCTACAGATATAGTTGAAGGGCTTGCAGGCACGGAAGCTGCCTTCCAACGTACGATGAGTGTGGTTGTGGAGTTAGCTAAATTCTTTGGTATATTAAAGGCGGTTCAATTGGGCTACAGTGCTGTGAATTGGTTAACGGTAGAAAGCCAAAAGGCGGTTACTGTGGCTACGGAGGCAGGTATAGTAT